CATTAGTAATACCTCTTTACGAAAGGATTCGCCCCAGAGTCTTCGTAAACGTCTGCTGAGTCAGTCGCTGGGGCTTGGGTTGTCTCAGACCTACAGTGTATGCCAACTAGCGAATAAAAAAAAGTTCATTTATTTTGATTTATTAGTGTATACATACTTGCACATCGACATGGGATCAGTATAATAAAGGACATCAACAACGCAAACGAGGAAACACAGATGCACATCGAGAACGGAATTAAGAAGGTTAGAGCTGGTCAATATCGAATCAATCATGATCACGGTTCATGCTTTGTTGAGCGTAACGACTTTGGCAAATGGTTAGTGTTGAACGAATGCACTGGTCACATTTACGAAACCGCGAAGACAAAAGCAAGCGCGATAGATTACGTTGTCGATCATTGGGGCAGCTTCAAATAATCCTACTGACGAGACCTCTGGTACAGGTCGAAACCCTTCGGGGTCTAGGAAACCACGCAAAGGAAAATGATGATGGAAAATTTAGTAAAAGCAGTAGAAGCAAGAATAGCCGAATATCGCGCCAAAGCAGACGCTGCCAGAGCTGCGTACTATCAGCGCATAGAAGAGTTTTGCGCGACTCACAACAACGGCGTTAAGCCTACTTGGGACGCTCAGGGCCGTGGTCACGCTCCACACGACGATTACGTTTACTCATGGGCTGAAGGTGATGCGATTTATACAGAAAGCTATGCTGCTGGCGCATATCTGCCTTTTGACAAAGAGCTTCACCCATCAATTCAAACTCGCGGAGTAGGCGTATCCAGCCGATTTGAAGGCAATGGTCAGCGCATTACCTACGTCGATCTTGACGTTGTTGACGCTCTTACCGAGGCTTTAGCTTCAGATGATATTGAGATTTTTCACGGCAAGGTTTTTTATTCTGAAGGCGAAAAGTGCCATATGTACGTTAAAACCAAAGCTGCGGGTGTTTTTGATTTGATCGAAGACTTCATCATGGCTCCACGCCGTGCGGCTCAAGAAGTCAGAAAAGCAGAGCAAGCCGCCATCCACGCTGCTGCCGAGCCATGCCCAACAGGTAGAGTTGAGATCAGCGGTATCGTGCTTACCACCAAATGGCAAGAATCTGCCTACGGATCAACCCTCAAGATGTTGGTTCAAGATGACCGAGGCTTCAAGGTTTGGGGTTCAGTTCCATCTAATCTGTATGACGCAAAAGGTCGCTCAGTGTCATTCTCAGCAGCCATTCAGCCATCAGAAGACGATGATAAGTTTGGATTCTTCAAGCGTCCAACTAAGGCTAAATTCAACGAAGAGGAGGCGGCGTAAGCCGCCCAAGGGAGTACGACAATGCAAACAATCAGAATCAACGGCAAGGAAATGAAAGTCTCAGCAGGCGAGGAAAGAATCCTCAGAACGCTTGCGCGGAGCGACTTTATCGCTGGCAAGGACAATTTTGTTGAGGGAACCGGCAACCACCAGAGAAATCTTTTGCAGCACGCTAATTTGGCGGCTATCGGTGTTCGGGAGGTGCCAAAGCAGTATCCGAAAACCAACGCTGAAAAGCGGTTCTTTGAGCGCAACACTCGCAGGCAGTCTGTCATCAGCGGCAACAAGCGTCGAATTAATGCAATTCTTGGAAAGCTAGGTGGAGCACTATGATTCACGCGCCATTCACCAAGCCGGTCAAGCGGGGCCGGCCACTAACCACTGGTCGGTTTGACACAAGAGCCGAGCTAGAAGAAAACGTCATAGACCGTCACGGCAGGGGCTGGTCAGCCCGAAGGATTGGGGTTTACTCAGGAGTTACTTGGAACACCGTTAAGACAATAATCGATAAATCAAAAGAAAAAAAAGGGGGCTAATGCCCCCTCCTTTCATTGTTTCATGTGAAACAATTAAGCGCCTTGTGAACCGTAGATTCCACGCCAGTCACTCCATCCGTAAGAGTAACGCTCACGGGCTTTGTAACGAATGTTGCCAGTCGTAAAGTCTGGCTCCATGCTGGTCTCCATAGCAGTACGCTGGAACATCTTCAAGCCTTCGCCAGCGTCAGTAACACTGGTTAACAAGAAGAAGGCATCAGGGTCAGTCAGATAATGATTGACCGTGTAGCCACCGGGCAATACACCCGTGTTGCGTACAGCGTTGATATCATTGTCGGCAGTACCGGAACGCAAAGTAGAGTTCAAGATACGGTCGGCAACAAAAACCAACTGAGGTGGTACGACAAGCTTTGATGCTTGAACAGAGATCGTAAGACCCTTGTCATCAGTAAATGTGCTGATGTCAATCAACGCATCTTCCAAAGACGTTTCGTTCAAGTCGGCCATTGAAGTAGCACGGTTTGCGGCAGTGCCGCCACCCGCTAAGGGGTGTGCCGTGTTGATCAAGGTAACACCGTCACCGCCAGTGTAGTTAGCATCGAACGCATTGTTCAATACATCTGCACCTTTGACTTCTTTGGTGTTCGCCATAGATCGGGCCAAAGCCTTCACATATCGCTTGCCTAAACTATCATAAAGATTATCTTCCACGGCCTCGTCGGTAAGACTGAAGGCCAAAGCCACGGTCTCAGCCGTATATCGTGCTGTGTAAGACTCGGAAGCATTGTCAAAAACAACGCCCTGTCCCTCGGTTTTAGTCGGTGCTCCACCGAATCCGGTGATCAAAACCTCTTCCTCGAAAGCTCGCTGTGAGTCTTCGATAGCAAAGATTTCTTCGTACTCTTTTTCGTAGCTGTCGTATGAAAGCCCAAAAAGAGAGTTTAAGCCCGGCTCAAGTTCCTTGGCTAATTGTGCTCGTGAAATTGCCATTAGCTAAGCTCCTTATGCTAAACCAGCGCTTTTAACGCCGAAGATTGAGTTTTGAATTACTACTAACACATTAGTGTTTGCAGCGCCCGTGTCCGAGTTATTCGGATCTTCCGAAATGTCAATCGCTTTGATTGGCAAGTTCGTGTTAGTCGCACCAGTGGTTACGTCCAGCTCAGAGCCAGAAATACCAGTCTTAGTGCTACCTGCTGACGTATACACGATGTCAAAGTTTCCGAATAAATCGGTAACTGGGAACGTGTCATCCGCCTGCACTTCGTAAACCACATCGGGATCATCAATGATGAAAGCGATGAGATCTGAAGCGTTTGTGCTTGCAGGATAGTAGTTGCTGAATACTTGCTCACCACTGGTGGGGTCTGTATACATGCAACCGTTGAAAACGCCAACTACAGGGACAGTGCCCCCATCAGCGTGTATTTCCACCGTTCCGCCGGTGACCTGAGCGACCATGTCGCCTTGAAAAATGGATGTTCCATAATTCGCAGCAATACGATATCGACTCTGTCCGCCAGTGTAAGGTGCGCCACCAATCATTCTGACTGGCTTCATTCCAAATGCAGCGTCTTTATTCGCCATTTTGAATTACCTCTATCTACGTCCAAATGTGACGTTGCTATCGCGCTGAGGATCATATTTAACGTAACGGCTGTCAGCTCTGGTCTCATTGAACATACTATTGTCCAGTGCGTCCGTTGCTTGTCGGCTCTTCGCCCGGTAATAGGTTCTTCGCTCTTCTACCGTTTCGTTAGGGATCTTCGCTAATAACAACCCTTCGTTGTAAACCACACCTTCGTGTCGGCCATTATCCATTGTCGGTAAAGAACGCCAGTCTTCGGGCAGCTCGGTTCCTCTTACGAGTTCCCAACCCTCTCGAATTCGACGCGAGACATTAGCTCGATCTTCTTGTCCCAACATGGACTCCCTTATCCACCTGTAGGTATAACCTTCAGGTGCCGGGGGAGTTTCCAATGACCTAACTGGTCGCCATGGTTTCCTGCGAGTCTGATTATCGTGTGACTGCGAATCACGGGATGAACGTGCGCTTGCTTTTGCTTCTGTCATTTTAGCTTGCCTCTCTTGATGCAATTTTTTGCTTCTCTTTTGCCACTCGCTGCAACCATGCCTCCTCAGACATATTATGCGGCTTGAGGCTCCTGAGTCGCTCCAGCTCAGACTTAGAAAAGCTCACGCCATTCTTTTTGCCTTGTGTTTTTGACCGACCACCACCTTGGGTAGCTGAAGCGACTCTTTGCACAGCGGGTCTGCTTCCACTTTGAACGGTCTTAGATCCACCATTACTGGCAGACTTAGTGTGAGGATAAACCGTACCGACCCTGCTGTCCAATTCTTCGTAATACTCATCGGAACCAACGTCGAAGCCTTCGTTCGCTAAATTGTAGTGAACATAGTAGGCGTACTGGGTTGCCTTCATATCCTCTTCGTCATCTTGGTTAGCGTACCAAGGGTTTTTATCGTGCCACTCTAAGGCGTCTTCAGTAGGCTTAACCTCTTGTTGAACCTGCTGCTGATCCTGATAATTAACTACCTGCTCATTGCCCTGACTGACATAAGACTCTTCCTGAGCGGCCCTTTGCCGAGACTTGGCAACCCGAAGCTTTTCTTTTTGAATCCCAATATCGTTCTGAAGCTTTGAGGCTTTCGTGATCAAGTCGGCGTCACCGCTCTCGACCGCCTTGCGATAAACGTCATCGATCTGCGCTTCTTTAGAGGCTATAGCCTCTTCTTCTTTGGCAAGGACGGTGTTTGACTGCTGAACCGTATACTTACGGTACTGCTGCAACTCCGCCTCTTTTTGCATCGCAATCTGCTCAAGCTGCTGCGCTCGGTGCTCAACCTCTCTGTGCTTTGCGTTTAACTTGTTAATCCGTTTAGAAACTGACTTGGTGTAATTCTCAAGCTCGTCGCCTTCACCACCAGATCCTTCTACCGGGTCTTCTGTGACCTGAATAGAAAATTGTTCCTCTTCAACCTGCTCTGCGTTTTGATTCTCAATCATGAAAAGCTCACTATATCGTCGGGATCTAATATGGTTCCAATGACTTCGTCATCGTTAATAATTCGCACTTCACCGCCATCTTCAAGCCTAAATCTAGCGCCAGCATAACGGCCAATTAGAACCCACTGCCTTTCTTCGCACCAAGGCTTGTCGCCAAATTTGTCGGTGTCCGCATAACATAACGGCCCCTTCTTGACTACATAGGCAACAACCGTGGCCAAAGCCTCTCGGTCTACAGTGCCTTTTAGGAGGTGTATACCGCCATCGCTCTTGGCCCTGCCGGAGTATGGCAAGACGAGCATGCGCCACCCAGCAGGGGTAGGCATTCTTTCTATGGCTGATTTTTCAAGCAGGGTTGGGTCTAGAACTCGCTCGTCGCCTGAAACGTAAGCCGAGTCTGTTATTGGGTCTGTCATTTAGATTTCCTTGTAGAATTCTCTGATCGTTTCCTCCACTAAGTTTATAACAGTTAGCTCGCCTTGCAAAGATTTATAATGTTCTACATCTTTAAGCATACCGTTCATCATGACATCTCGAATAAGATCTCTCCGCTCCCCCATGACTTTCTTCATGCGAGAGCCGAGATCTATATCATCCATTACACTTTCTCATGAAAGTTAAACCCTCTAGTGGCCGCGCCAGCGCCGCGAGCCTTGATCACCTTTACCTTGCCGCCCATGGTTCGGCGAACCAAGGCTGGGTCGGTGGGTATAGACTTGATGCTACTCTTTGGCGAATCGACCTTTTTAACTCTGCTTAAATCTTTCATCATTCTTCCTCAGTTTGTTCGATTGATTTCTTTGCCGCAGCCCTTTTCGGAGCCTTTTTAATTACAGGCGCTTCCTCTGCCACAACGTCTTCTTGAGCCTTAACCGGCTCAGGAGCAGGCTCTTTTACAGCAGGCGCTTCAACGCCAGATAACCTAGCCAGCTTTGCCGCAATACGCGCATCGCTTTTCTGCTTCTTTTCTGCCGCGTCCTCAGCTCGTTTTTTGACCAAGGCTGCCTCTACATCTCTGGCAAGCTTTTTTTGGTCTCGAAGGTCTTCGATCTTTTTTCGCATATAACTTGTAGATGAAATTAACTCAGACATTATCGCCCTCTCATGTTTTTATTTTGCATATCAAGGAGCTTTAGCTCCGCCTGTTGATCTAAGCGGCGGATAGCAACATCCAGCTTATCGTCTGCCACATTCTTCTGTATACCAAGCCGCTCCCTAGCGATTTCTGTTTCGAGAAGCTTCTCCTCTGCACGCTGCTGCTGCTTGGCCTCAAACTGTTCATTCTCAGCTTCAACCGTCTTCTCTTTAATCGCAAGCTCTTGCTGCCTAATTTGAACCAGAGGGTCGGTCTCGTTGCCCTGCCCAATAGACTCCAAAAGCTCTTGAGTCAATTGCGCCAAGACGGGAGATGATATCTTCTCGATCTGCATCTGAATTTGACTTTGCTGCTGCTGCAACTGATCAGGAGGAACTTGCCCTGACTGGGCAGCCGCCTGCATTTCTTGCATTTGCTGGTTAAGCTCTGGGGGTATCTGTCCCTGAACCATCTGCCCTGCCATAAACTGGAGGTGCTGCATCATGTGTCCAATTATAGCGCCCTGTAGCGGCGGGTTCTGCTTAACGACATCTGTCAAGAATAAAGACCTATGCGTGTCAATGTGCGCCTGATGGTTTTGAGGCTCAAAAGCCTGAGCCGGCTGCCCCATCAAGAATCCGCTATTTTCAATGCCAGCATCGACAGGCATTGGCTGCGGGGGTGGTGGTGGCGGCTGTATAAGGCTGTCAATATCATCGACACCAAGCGCCGCGTACATGCGCCTGTAGGCCTCGTAAATGCCTGTAGGGCCGTGTATCTGAGGGTTCGACTGAACCATAGTCAGAAGCTCTTGCGCCATGGTAATTCGTTGGCTTTGGCTAAAGATATTCGGGTCAGAGACGGGCACCACATCTATCCGTCCATCAAAGTCTGTGCCCATAATCTCCTGCGGCCCATTCTTTGAAACGTATGGATAGCTTGGCGGTAGATACTCAGCGAAGACCTTAGCAAGAAGCTGAAACTCAAGCTTCTGGCTGTAATGAAGGCGCTTGTGAATGGCGCTCATTACCTTGGTGCCCCTTTCCAGCAGGGCCACCGTGGTGCCCAC